AGAGTCCGACGATACTAGTCACGATCGGAATAAGGGCTGCCAACATGATGTACTCCTATCCTCCGCCCGCCATCACCTGCTGCTGCGGATACTGATTCGCCAGATACGACCACACGTCCTCGTTCCAGCCCTGTGTGCGTCCGAACTGATCCGCCTGATTCGTCATCGCCTGCCGGCGCAGTTCGGCGTCGATGTCCGCGAGTTTCAACTGGAGCGCCTGCGCCTCTTGCGCGGTCAGCCGCGACCCGGCCAACTGCATGTAGTTCAGGAGTTCGGTCCGCTGATTCTGGAGTTCGTCTCCAACCAGTTTCGCGTTGAACGCACCCTGATTCTCGCCCTGAGTTTGGAAGAGTCCCGCGACACCTTGGTCCATCGCTCCGCTATCAGAGATGCCGTTCGCCGCCAACCGTTCAGCCAGTGCGGCCCGCGCCTGATCGCGTGTCCGCTGTTGCCCCACCGAGTAGGCATCGGCCTGTGACTTGAGTCCCGGATCGCTGAGGGAGGGATTCCGAGACTTCGTTAACTGGTCCAGCATCGCCTGATTGAAGGCGTCGTTGATATTCCCTGGGCCTACTGGAGTACTGGGGGAGTTCCCAGGGGTATTGACACCGGGGATGTAGATCCCGGCCGCCGCCAGCATCTCTGGGACAGATGGTCCGGTGCGTTCCGGTGTGGGTCCGGTCGGCGCCGCGGCGACAGGTGCCGCATTCGGCGTCCCAGGCGCGGGGTACGGATCGGGTCCGCCCGGCGCGATCTCGGGAGAAGGATAACCGGCCGGAGGTTGTTCGCCGGGCAGTTGTCCGCCCGTGAAACCGCCTTGTTCGGGTGGGGTGAAATCACCACCATGAGACGCGAGGGCTTGGTTGTCAAACGGCCCCACCGCGTCATATCCCGGGTCTGCGGATGCCCGGTCCCCGACCCCATACTGGGCACGCTTCCGTTGCTTCACCAGATCCGGAAGGCCGCTTGCTGCCGTCCCATAGGTTGCCATCTTGCTCCTCCCGTATGAAGTCGTTTCAATCTTACACGATCAGTCCCGCTCCGATGCAGAAGAGGTCCGTCCCGGTCCACCGTGACCCGACTTCCAACCGATAGCGATGCACCCCCGACGTCAGAATGACCGGGAAATCTGCGGTGACAGGTGTGCCACTCGACACGGCCGCACTGATGCCGACCGTGAGCGAGTGCGTCGTATTCCGGAGTCGGCATTTGGTCGCTTGCGCGCCCGTTGACCAGAGTTCGCAGAGAATGCGGCCAGTGCTGGACGGGAGACACGCCGAGTTGACCTCAGCCGAGACCCAATCCGCAATCGGCACCCATCCGTAGACGTCGAAATAGGTGTAGGTCTCGAACGATTCAACGGCGTAGGCGTAAATCTCGTAGAGTCCCGCTGCCGGGGGGACAGTGGTCAGTTGCAGCGTCAACGTGGACGCCGTTTGGGAGAGGATGGTAAACGGCACGTCCACTATGCTCGCCTGAGCCGCGGGTAGCTCGACATCGACGATGGAGACGGTCAAGGTATCGAATCGAGGGTCGCCACGATTGATGACATCGAGTTGCGTCCCGTTGGCGATGAGCCGCCCGGTGTCGGTGTTGATGAAGAGACTCGTCAACGCAACAGCCATTACGTCACCTGTACGCCGTGATACCGAGACCCGCCCAGATAGATGTGAACATACGTTGCCAAGTTCGTCGCCGCCGTACCCGTCGTCACCACGTTACTCGTGTGGGTGCCTTGACTCGTGTGTTCGACCGCCGCCCACGTATTCACCGATGCGGCAATCTGGTCAAGCGTGTCGGCGATGACCGGGGAGATTTCCCGGATGCACTCCTGCGATTGGAGACCGATCACCATCAGCGTGACTCCTCGACGTGAATCGGCACGACGAGTGCGTCAAGCGTCCAGGCCGAGGCTGACGCCTCTTCGTCCCCGATCGTGAACTGCACCACTGTACACGACGCGCCGTCCATTCCTTCGAGCTTCCGCACGACGGATGTTTCGCTGCCTTCAGCCGACAAGGAGACTTGGGACCGGCGCGTCTCGACGCCGAAGTCCTGCACGGTCGAGACTGTGATCGTGGTACCGCTGGACGCCCGCGCCACGAGTTGCCCTTCCGCGAGTCCGAAGTGATACTGGATCCCGCCAGCCGCATACGGCTTCGTGGTGAGTGTCCCTTGATAGTTCGTCGTGATGTCCTGCGTTCCGGTATCGAGCGCCCACAGGAGGCCGTGGTCGCTATTCTGGCCGATGAGCGGGACCATCGACGTTGACGGCGTCGTGCCAACCGGACCCGCAAAGACCGAACAGTCTGCCGCGGTGATGTTCCCGGTGAACTTCGACCAGGCCATCTGGCCGGTCGGAGATGAGAGCGGTAGACTCAACACCCACAACACCCGCGGCGTCACTCCTCCGTTCGGCACCCACCACCACACCTGATTCTTCGATTCGTGATAGACGCCATGCACGTAGGGGAAGAAGGCGACAGAACTTGCCAACTGTGTGCGCCACGTCTTCGAGACGGTGTGCCCGATCGCGGTGGGACAACACGTCGAGAGTCGCATCGGTCCACTCTCGGAGATGAAGAAGAGCGCATCCGCACCCGTGCCGTCCACCGCCCGCACGATTGACTCGTGACTCACAGCGCCAACGTGAGCGGAGACGCGAATCGCCGAGTAGGGCGAGGTCACGATGCCGGTTGGGATAAGTTTCCAGAGTGACCGTGTCTTGAAGACCCAGACCGCGTTACTCCAGACGGCCAGTCCGGTAATGTAGGTGCCATCGGTTTCCCCGAGGTCGATGTAGTTTCCCAAGGGGATGCGTTCATCATCGCCGATATCCAGTGTGCCGGTGACGGGTGTCCACCAGACACGCGAGGATTTCGGCGATACGTACCCCCCGCTCGTTTCCCAGCATCCCGCCATGATGAGCCGGTTGCCGTCAGTGATGATGTACTTGGCAGACGGTGGAGGCAGGTTACTGTTGACGACGGGTTCGACCGCGCCAGCCGAGTAGGCTGTGGGATCGGCACTATCCACGTAGGTGCTCGTCCCAACCGCTGTACTCGCCAGGTAGTAGAAGACGAGATTGTCGGCACTCGCATAGACTTCCCAGTGCGTCTCCCCTTCAGTGATCGCCGCGGGCTTCGTGATGGTGATCCCGGTGCCGGACCCGGAGGGCGTCTTCGTCAGGACCGGACTCAACTCCGACCGTCTCACAATGGTGCCGCTCACCACTTGGGTGTAGGCCACCTTATAGTATCGGATGGTCGCCGCGTAACTGCCAGACCCAGAATCGTCCCCAGTCGGTGCGGCCGGGGTGGCGAGGCCCACGCGCCGAAGGGTCGTCCCGTCCCAACAGTGCAATCGGTTCTGCGCGGAATCGTAAGCAAGGAACAGTTTGCCGTTGAAGGACGCTCCACGAACCCACCGTCCCACCGTCGAGGCCATCGCATCGGTCGGCGTGATATCGACCCACGTCGCCGCGCTCGCCCGCCGGCCAATCTTGCCGCTTTCATCGAAGGCCCATAACTCGGCCGCGGTGTCGTCGCTGCCGGGGATATGGCGCACGAGACTGAGGATTTCCCCACCGAACGGGCCACCGCCCCCACTGAACGTCACCGGGACCGTTGCGGCCCCGCCCCGTTTCCGACCCAGACCGCCCTCGTAGTAGTCGATATTGGTCGCCGCGACGACTTGGGTATCGGCAATCGTCAGCGGAGGATCGGCATCGTTGATCCCGCCGCAGAGATTCGTAATCGACAGAGGCTTACTGGTCGTGCCCATGTTACGACCCCGCCGGATACCACGGTCCCAATCGTGAGGCCGGGAGCGAGACGCCCTTCCGCACGATCGCTGGTCCCGTGAGCCACCACTTCAGGTCTGAGAGTCCCTTCGTCCACTCACGAGCCGCCACGGCGTATCGGGTGTCGTCCTGTTTCTCGTATTCCTTCATCCGCACGCCGATCCCGAGCAGGTGATGGAAGTCGGCCGGCAACAGAGGTTCGTCGTTCGTCGCCAGCATCTCGGGGACAAGACGGTCGCAGTCGATGGTGTAGGTGATCGCCGCAGAGGGTGTCGGCCATAGCGCCATCGTCCAGAACCGGGCGAACGTCGATCCGATGGGAATCTTCCCGAGTTCCGTCCCGCCAGAAGCGTTCTCGTTCAGGGTGACGTCGCCGACTGCCGCGGTCGCCAAGTAGAACTTCGTGATTTCGATGATGTCGGTGTAGGCGCCGATTTGCACGGCTGTGGTCCCCGTCATCGTTGTGGCCGCCGAGAAGGCGTAGCCGCCCGTACGGAACCCTTCGGTGTAGCAGACGCCGGTATCGCCTGCCGCCGTCGAGTCAATCCAGACCTGAGAGGCATCGGCGGGTTGCTTGGATACTGCGGAGAGTCCGTACGGTACGAAGGCTTCAGGCGTGCCCGTGACCGTTGTATCGGGTTGCTGGTCGCGATACCACGTCCACGACCGTTCTTCGAGAGGGATCCGGTTTGTCGAATCCACGATGGACAAGACGCGCCCGACGATGGGCGGCATCGCGTACTGCGGTTGACTCGCCACAGACGCGAAGGTGAGCGTCGAACGCCGGAGTCGTTCCATCCCCGGCATCGCCAGCAGTTGATGATGGCATTCGTTGAGGAACGACAACATTCGCGTGGTGACGCGGGCATCCGGTGTCGCGTCAAACCCCGTGCGCCGGTAGCAGTCTGCGAGAATCGTGCCGACAGTCATAACGTCACCTACAGGTCACGACAGGGGATGATGATGGTTCGCTGATGAGTCCGAGCGGGCGCGCTCGTAACCATCGTGTTCGAGACTTTGTAGTCGGTATTCGCCACGCCCCCACTGGCCCAGATGATCGTTTTCGTGCCGGTGATTGTCGGGGTCGCCAAGGTGAGTCCCGCCGGGTCGGACGCTGACCATGTGCTGGTACTGACGGAGAGGCCCCCATCAGCCGCCAAGACAGCCGACCACTCGATCGCATAATCCAGCGTTTCACTGGGGTCTTTGGGTTCGAGTTCTCGACTCATAATGTCCTCAGTCCCGTGACGCGACGTAAATCTGGGTCAGTGTGGCAACGGTGAGGGTTCGCGATTGCGAATATGGCGTGTAAGTCCGCGTGCGCGTCTTTGCCGTCACCGTTCGACGTGCGGGCGGGTCGGCGCCTCCCCGTTTGGCCCAGAACCTGGTGGCCCAGTACCGCACATTGAAGTAACGCGCACACCACATCGGGGCACTCCGGTTACGAGTTCGTGTAGACCGTCGTGATGTCCTTCCGCGCCCATCCCGATTTCCAAGCCGTGACCAGTGCCGCGAGTAGCTTCGTGGTCTTGTCCCCCGCCCCGAGCGCCTTCACCTTCGTCACGAACACTGTTGAGGCATCTTTCGCCATCGTCGTCTCCTATCAGGCGGGGTGCCCGGGACACCCAGGTCTCTCCCATGCGGGGGGGGCATGGGCCGTCTCCAAGCTCCGGACACCCCACCAGTCCTACCGTTTCGTCAGGTGACGAAGAATCGCCTCCCGCTTCCACGGATTCGTATCTTTCGGATGCCGTTTGTTCCACGTCGCCGCAGCGATGCTCTTTGCCTCTGCGAGCGGTTTTCCCTTTGCGACGTAGGCGTCCCGAATCTCGGTGTACTCTTTCGGCATCGGTTATCCTGTCGGACGCAACGTATCCAATTCAGCGTGCAGGGCGACGATCCGCTCGACGTCCGCCGTCTGGCCGTTCTGCTTCAGGACGTCCAAGCAGTACTCGAGCAAACTCCGGTGGTCGTACCGATGTTCGTCCTTCGAGGGAAACTGAATTGCCCGACGCTCCAGCGTGACCCCATCAAAGCCGCGGGTGTCTTCGACGGTGAAGGGCGCCTTGCTGCCGTTCGATTTCGTCACCCGGTAGGCGCCGGCTCGGAGTGTGTTGAGCGCTTCGATCTCTTCCCACATCAACGTGTCGGTGTCGAGTTCGATGCCGTTGAGCATCATGTGTTTAGTCGCCAGCGCCGGTTTGGGATGATCGCGTTCGCCCCGCGGGTTATACACGCTCACCAATGGCGCCACGACGTTTTCCCGTTTCTGGGTGGCCGCGAACGCCTGAGCGATGGCCTCTGGCGAGAAACTCCCTGTGCCTGTCGAGGCCAGCAGTTCCTTCAGTTGGTCAATTGTCAGTGTGACGGTCGGTGCCGTCGTGGTCTCCGTCTCGGTCGGTGTCGCCATTGGTATGTCTCCCCCTTGTGCCTGTTCTGCGTTGTAGTCCGCTCGTGATTTCCCTTTGGGCCATGCCATCGCTAGTCCCCCCTGATGATCTGTCGGAGCTGGGCCAACACGGCCCGCTGTTCCTCTGCCGCTTGCGTTCGCCACGCGATCACCTGTGCCGCATCGGCCGCAGCGATCGCACTTGGAATCTGCCCCGGGTCGTCTACGATGGCCGTCTCGGGAATCTGGTAGCCCGCCTGCGAGAGCGTCTTCCGACATTCTCCCGAGAAGATCGGCCAGAGGTCGTAGGACAGTGTCTCGTAGAAGCGATTGGCGAGGTAGGGTGTCCCCTGTTGTTCGGTATTCTCTAGATAGATCGATGCCGCCCACGGGTACAAACCGGGCGTCCGCCAGTTGATCCGATTCGTCCACGGGCCTGGCACACCGAATGCCTCGAACTCTGGCCAGACGGTTGGGTACTGCGCCACCGTGACGTGTCCCGTCAGATACTTCGCGAACATATCCTGACGTTCAGGACGAGGTGCCCCGTAGTAGACACACCCCGTCCCCGGAGGTCGGCCGTTGCGGACGCGGGTTGCTTCGTAGAGCAGGACGTTGATGTTGACCAGATGCCAATGCGCCGTCAGTTTCCCAGCGGCCTTCGAGAGCGCGTGCGGATAGTTGGCAATCGTCTCGACCGGACGCCGGAGTTCTCGCGCAGCCAAGTAGAGACTGCCGCCGCCCACCTTGTAGTCGTTCGTGAGATGAAACACCCGCGCCTTCGGGTTCGCCTCCAACCATGCCGCGTTGTCATGTGGAGACGGCAACGCTCGACTGAAGACGAGGACATCGTAGCCACTCAGGATCGGTTCCTCAGCGGTCTGGCTCGACCGCCAGGTGAGGTCTGCTTCAAGGGCGTCAGCTACGAGCGTCACCGCACGCCACTTCGGGTTGTACAACGCCGGCCGCTTCGTCTTCGGATCCATCGCCGGCCCCGCACCACGCCGATTCATGTCAAGGACGAGGATGTTCATCACATCTCCGCTGACCAGACTTCTCCGCGGATATGAACAGAGCGGAACGACTCATCCACGGCTTGTTTGACGCCGTTCACAAGCGAGGTGGCCTTCCGACGATAGTCGTGCCCGCCCATCATCCGCGTCGTCTTCAACCGCCACGCCGCAATCTCTGCTAGGACGGCCCGATAGGTGTGGTCCGCATCGAGAAACACGAAATCGGCCTTCCCTTGAAACCGGATAGCGGCTTCCATCGACGGCATCGCGTAGACGATCGGATCGAGCCCACGTTCGTGCATGTGTTTGTCAAACAGGTTCCGCTGCGTATCCTTCAACGGCCGATACCCTCGCATCCCTAACTTCGTGAAGGTATCCACGGCAACGAGCCGGATCTGTTTCGCCCGAATCAGGTCAGCGACAGACGACAGCGACCGCCCGAGAAACACGCCCACTTCGACCATCGTCGCCTTGTCAGGCAACTCTCTGACAAGATAGCGGTACTCAGCCACGTCAATCGGACTGAACCATCCCGCCGGTAAACCTGGTGCGGGTGGACGCATCGGACCACCTAGTTCTGGTTCACCGGGTACTCGCGCGGCATCAGGGTCGTTCGGCCAGTCTGCGCCACGTTCAACATCCGATCGCGAGTGTTGTCCGTGATCGTCGTCGGTTCACTGGACCCGATCGCGACGTTCGACCGCCCGCCCATATCTTCTGTTGAGGGCGTGGCCGCAAGGATGGTGCGTTCCCGACCCGTGGCGTTGCCCACGGCGATGTTCGAGTAGGCCACGCGGGCACTGCGTAAGATGTAGCTCATAGTGTCTCCTACTTGTGGATCGTGTGACCGCTCCGGTCCCACGCGGGTTCCGATCCATCCGGCAACGTCTTGAGGGCTGGCCGCGCCGCTGACGATTTCATGTCAATGATCGTGAACTGCGCCGGATCGTGACTCCCACCCTTCGGTGCCGTCCCGCCGATCTGTTTCCCGTCCTTGTAGTTCTCGTACCCGTAGAGTAACTTCGGTTCGTGCAGGAGGGGGCATCCCTGCGGAATCACCAACTGCACACCGCGCCCCTCACAGACCCCCATCCAATACTCGCACCCATTCCGCTGCCACGCGCGTTCGTCCTTGGCAGCATAGTGAATGCCGAAGAATCCCAGATGGGTCACGCCTTCGGTCAACGCAAGCGCCATCATCCAGGCCGCTTGGGAACTCATGTACCGCCGGAACTCTGACAGCACCCGCTCCTTGGGATACCGCACACTTTGCGGAATCTCCGGATAGTGGTCGTGCATGTAGATGGGGACGGGACATTTCTTCAGCCACCCCACGTAGTCTTTCTTCCAGTGCTTCGGTCGCATCCAGAAGTCTTTGGGATGCAACTCGAAGATCCGATCAACCCGTGGGCAGACGTGGGCCGCACTGTTGTGGACCCAAATCTCCCAACTTGGATCGTGGAACGGCGCGAACGCCATCGTCCCAGCCGTCCCCACGAGGGCAATCTTCCGGAGTCGTCCCAGGCCCGGAGGTTCGTAAGAAGGTGGGGGCAACGGTCGTCGTACCGTCGTCCCCACCGAAACCCGTCGCTTCTTCGCGTTCTCCGTCATGTTCCCCCCAGACAGACGGTTAGCTCGTTTCAGTGACGTGCGAACCACCCGACAGGAACGGGTAGTTCAACTGCACCGTGACCAGTCCGCCGATCTGTGAACTGGCGCTCGTGTACCCGGCCGCATCAGACGTGCCGGCCGAGGTGAAGGTCGCCGAGGTTGACGTGCTCCCGAGCGTGACATACATCCCTTCGACGTGGATGAGTGCCGTGGTGTAGGGCAACAGGTAGGCGATCCCATCGGAGGTGTCGCCCAGACCGACC